AGGAACTTTTGTAGATGTATCCACAGATAAAATTGTTCTAGATCCATACTCAAACTTACCATCATATAGGGTTGGTTTAAATATTGATGAGCAATTAATTACTGCTAAAAATGATGATTCTCTTTATGATAATGCAAGAGGATTTTCAAACTTTGCTGCACCAGGTGCTGATAGATTAAAGATAACTACAACTTTGGCTAAGAAAAGTCTAACAGACTTTAATGATACAAACTTTATCGAATTATTAAGATTAGATGAAGGTGAAATCAAAAAGATGGTCAAGAAATCAGACTATTCTTTGATAAGAGATTATTTTGCTGAGAGAACATTTGATGAGTCTGGAAATTATTCAGTAGAACCTTTTAATGTTCAAGTTTTTAATTCATTAAATGATGGTATATCTAACGAGGGTATTTTTAGATCAAATGAAGTAACAGATCAACAGAACATACCAACTGATGATTTAATGTGTGTAAAAGTCTCAGCTGGAAAAGCATATGTAAAGGGGTATGATATAGATCTTGGTGGTTCTACAATCATAGATGTAGAAAAACCAAGAGACAAACAAACAGTTGGATCATCATTAGTTCCATATCAAATGGGAACTATATTAAGAGTAAATAATGTTTTTGGTGCTCCTGTACCAAATATCAATTATGATACAAAAGTTGTTGAATTTTATAATCAGAGAACTAACTCAAATACTGCTGGAACGGGTGAATTGGTAGGAAGAGCAAGAGTTTATTCATTCGCTGTTTCAGACGCATCTTACAGTGGAGACACAACTGAATGGGATTTGCATTTGTTTGACATGCAAACATTTACTCGTTTAGAACTCAATCAATCTGTAAGTAACGCTGAACTTCCCGACACATCATTTGTAAGAGGATTAAGTAGTGGTGCAACTGGATTTGCAATCGCAGCTGGTGGTGCGAGCACAGTTATTAAGTTAACACAAGTCACAGGTGTATTTGTTGCAGGTGAGCAAATAATTATTAACGAAGACTCAGAAATACCAAGATCAGTTAGAACTGTCAGAACTTTTGGAATACAAGATATTAAATCAGTTTATCAAGATGCATCTTCTGTATCTGGATATGCTTCTGATTTTGTTGCTGATACAGTTTTACAGAGTAAAGTACCAACTGGTTTTAGTATCACTGATAATTTAAATATTAATGCTGCTGGTATTGCTACATGTGCAGGTAGAAGTTTTACTGGAATAAAAACAGATACTATTATTAGATATCAATTGACTGGTGAGGCAACAGAAAGATTTAATAGAGTTACAGGTGTAGCATCAAATGGTCTTTCTTTAACCCTTGCTGCTGTCAACAACGTAACAGGTGTATGTAATGGTGCCTTACCAACTGGTCAATCAGTCGCACCTACATTTAGATTTGGTGTTCCTAACATAAATTTAAATGAAAATAAAGGATTATATGCTGAACTAGGTAACAAAAATGTATCTGATATTAATTTATCAACTGCTAATCTAACTGTTGGTGCAAATATAACAGGAGAGAGTACAGATGGATCTGGTATTTTAACATTTGATTTAGCTGCTAGTGGTATTTCAAGTGCATTTTATGATGGTTTTGATGCTGAAAGATATTCAGTTCATTATTCAAATGGAACGATTGCAGATTTAACATCAGATCAGTTTGTTTTAGGTGCAAATGGTCAGTCTGTCACTATAAATGGATTATTAACCAACCAATCAAATGTTGTTGTAAGCACTACTCTTAAAAAACAAGCACTAAAAAGTAAAGTAAAAAATTATATAAGAAGTGAAAAATTAGAAGTCCTTAAAACTGCTGTTGGTATTAATACAACTCTATCGGGAATGGATAAATCTACTGGTTATGGTTTGAGGGTAGAAGATAAAGAAATATCATTAAATGTTCCTGATGTAGCAAAAGTCATAGGAGTTTTTGAATCAATAAACACAGATTCACCAACACTCGATAGATTAACATTTCCCAGTGGTTTAAATTTAGATACAACAGCAATAGTAGGTGAAAAAATTGTAGGTGATGGTAGTGATGCTGTTGCACAGATAACTGGTTTAATATCTGCAACTGAGGTTGAAATAGCATATCTTACTCCATCTAAATTTACAATAGGTGAAGTTTGTAATTTTGAAGAATCAAATATCTCTACAACATTACAACTCATAATAGTTGGTAATAATTTAAATATTACTAATAGATTTGAACTTGATAAGGGACAAAGAGAACAGTTCTATGATTATTCTCGACTTGTAAGAAGAGTTAATTTTCCACCTCCAACTAGAAAAGTTCTAGTTGTATTTGATAAGTACGTACTACCTAATAATGATGTTGGTGACTTTTATACAGTTGCATCATATGATGAAGAAAGATTCTCAAATGATATTCCATTATTAAAGAATAAATTAAGAGCAACTGATACGATAGATTTTAGACCAAGAGTTTCTACTTACACTGGTGCGGAGTCACCTTTTGCATTTAAAAATAGAACTTTTGCAAGCACTTTCAACCCATCATTTATTGTGACTCCAAATGAGAGTTCAATACTTGGATATAATTTCTATTTACCTAGAAATGATAAAGTTGTTTTAGATGTTCTAGGAAATTTATCAGTAATTCAAGGAACATCATCAACTGATCCTTCATTTCCACCAAATACAAGCGAGGCAATGGAAATTGCAACTATTCAGTTACCCGCTTATCTGTATGACCCTGATGATGCAATTATAAAAGTTGCTGATAATGTCAGATATACCATGAAAGATATTGGTAGACTTGAAGATAGAATAGACGTTTTAGAGGAAGTTACCTCATTGAGTTTACTAGAACTTGATACAAAAACTTTACAAGTTCAAGATTTTGATGGTTTAACAAGATTTAAAACTGGATTTTTTGTTGATGATTTTAAAAATATAGATTTATTAGATACTGATGATCCAGACTGTAAGATTAGTATTAATTCTGATGATAGAGAATTAAATGTCCCTCTGGATTTCTGGTCAATGAAACCAGAATTGGCATTGAATTTAACAACTAATGTTGATACAGCAGATTTTTCTCAGAATCTTGAATTATTAGATACTAATGTCACTAAAACTGGTGATTTAATTACAGTAGCTTATGAAGAGGTTGACTGGATAAATCAACCATTGGCATCCAGAGTGGAGAATGTTAACCCATTCAATATGGTTGAATTCCTTGGAAATATCGAATTAAAACCATTTGCTGATAGTTGGGTCAGAAATATCGAAGTTGATGGTGGTGTTAGAAGGTTAACACGAGGAAGACGTAATAGAAGGTTTGTAGAAAGATTATTAACAAATCAAGAACCTGATACTCATATCAGATCTAGAAACGTTGCTTTTACTGCAAACGGATTAAGACCTGTTGCTAGATTCTATCCATTCTTTGATAGTGTTAGTGGCATAGATATCGTTCCAAAACTCCTAGAAATTTCTATGGTAAATGGAATATTCCAAAAAGGTGAAACCGTAGAAGCTTATGATTCTACTGGTGATCGTGTTGCAATATTTAGAATTGCTCAACCAGATCATAAGTTAGGTGACATAAATTCTCCTGATGAAACATTTAATGCAAATCCATTTAATACATCTGTATCACTTGGTTCTGTATATTCTGCATCAACAAGTGTTTTAAATATCGACGTTTTATCATTAGCGGATGAGGCACAAGGAAGATTTTTTGGATATATTCCAACCAGTAATGTAACATTATTAGGTCAAAGTAGTGGTGCACAAGCAAATGTAGAAAATGTAAGATTAGTTGCAGATACATTTGGAGATCTTTATGGATCATTCTTTTTCAGAGATCCATTAGCAGTTCCACCACCACCATTAAGGTTTAGAACAGGTATTAGCACATTTAAACTAACATCAAGTTCAGTAAACGCAGAACCATTACCTGGTAGTTTATTGATAAGTTCTGGTGAAACAACCTATCAAGCAGAGGGTAGAGTAGATACCTTTACAAATACCTTAGTAGTTATTAGAAGAAGACGCATGTGCGATCCTCTTGCTCAGTCATTTGTAACTGATGAAACTGGTGCATTTGTAACTGCTGTTGATTTATTCTTTGGTAGCAAAGATCCTAATCAAAAATTAGCAGTTGAATTAAGAACTATGGAGTTGGGTCTTCCAACAAATACACTTGTTCAAGATTATTCTCGTGTTGTTGTTAATCCAAGTGAGATTAATATATCAAATAATGCTGAAATACCAACAAGAATTAAATTCCCATCCCCAGTTTATCTTGAACCTGGCACTGAATATGCACTTGTATTATTAGCACCTACAACAAATCTTTATGAAGCATGGATTGCTCAGATGGGTGAAAGAACTGTAAATACACAGAGTTTACCTGATGCTGAATCAGTTGTAGTAACTCGACAGTATGTAGGTGGTAGTTTATTCAAATCACAGAACGGTACTATTTGGACACCTAGCCAGTTTGAAGATCTTAAATTTAAATTACGTAAAGCACAGTTCTCAACCACTGCTGGTTCCGCATTCTTCTATAATCCAAAATTAGAAACAAATTCTGGAATTATTGAAAGATTACTTCCAAATGCAATTAGAACATTACCAAGGAAATTAAAAGTTGGTATTACAACTACAACACATGCGAGCACAATTGCAAAATTAGGATTAGGAGTTCAGGTAAGTGATTCTACATTAACAACTGCAATTCAGGGTTATATTGAGCAAGTTGGTGGTCCAATTAATACTTTTAGTATATCAAATGGAGGAGTTGGATTTAAACCAAGTCAAGCATATAATAATGTTCCATTGTATGCAATTAGTGGAAGAGGTACAGGTGCGACTGCAACAGTTAATACAAATAGTTCAGGTCAAGTATCATCAATTAGTTTAACAAGCAATACAGCAGGTTCTGGATACGTTGTAGGTGATGTTTTAGGAATTACCACAAGCAGTGTTCTTCAAGGTCGTGATGCTACAATTACAGTTACAGCTTTGAATGGAAGAAGTACTTTATACTTAAATAACGTTCAGGGTGAATCATTTACAACAGGACAAGCACTTGTAGTATATGAAGGATCAACTGCCACATCATATGGTAGTACTACAATTACATCATCAGCAACATATGATGATAAGTATGTTGGTAATGTAATTGAAGTTCAACATTATAATCATGGTATGCAAGCCGATACTAATTTAGTAACTCTTGCAAACATTGAACCTGACACAGAACCAGTTCTTCTTACAGATTTCTTAGATGTTGATGATCAGGTTATATCTGTTGCAAACACAACAGCATACGCATCATTTAATGGAATATCTACTTCACAAGGATTTATTAAGATTAACAATGAAATAATCTTCTATAATAGTGTTGGTGTAAATCAATTAGGAATTGGGACAAGAGGTGTTGATGGATCACTTGTTAGAACACATGGTGTTAATGATATCACTCGTAAGTATGAGTTAAATGGATTTGATCTATCAAGAATTAACACAAATCACAACTTACCAAACACAACTGCTTTAAGTAACGCC